GGAACCGGAACGACAAATGTTTCTAAATACATAGATGTGGTGTGCGAAGACATACCAAAACGTGCACAAATACTGGACGAAAGAAATGGTGAAATACTCGCGAGAATACCACTCGAAAGAAGCTTTTCCGGAAGTAACACGTTTATCATGAGAGACAAACAATGGAGATCATTTCACAGAGAAACTGCATTATTTAATCCAATATCTATACAAAAGACGCATTTTAAACTTTATGAATCACAGGGTGATGGCGACTACGAATTATTAAAACCGAATGTATCGTTCTACATGATAATAGAGATAACCACTATAGACGTAAAGGAAAAGCCCCGAAATAAAGAGGTTCAAATTTTAGAAGCACTCGATCGGTTGATGTCTAAAATAGACAATCTCAATCATAACGTAAAAAAATTACCGGATGCCGATCAGTTAGAGAAAGCTAGAAAGGAAACAAAAAAATACCCATTTAGCTATCTTGTTATAATGATAGTCCTAATATTAGGAGGTGTCTACTATATCATGCCTAAGCAGACGTCGATTCCTCCACCTTCTTTTTAACTCGGCGAACCACTTTCTTAACAACCTTTGGTTTTTCTGGTTCTGGTGCCGGGGCTGGAGCGACTGACTCCGGTACTGGAGCTGGAGCTGGAGCTGGAGCCACGGGTTCTGGCACGTGGGCTGGCTTGGTGGCTCCGTCAATTTCGTCAACCAAACGCAACAAGATGTCATAGACATGTTTCTTGTTGATGCGAAGAGACTTCATTTCATCACGGATTTCTTGCCTGATAGATTCCATTGTAATATACATAAAGGAAATATTATCTTTAAATGTAATGCTCGTCATAGGACCAAGTCTTCTGAGTGGAATCGGGCAACACGCTAAAAAGTATACCGAACTTTTCCCCGATTGGGAATATACTGAAATTCAAAATGACATACCTGCATGTGAAAGAGCGTTCATATTTGCTTTACCTATTAATTACTGGTTTCAAAAAATACCAGAGCTCAAGAAAAAGGTCAAACACTTACACTGTATGACTGTATGTGAAACCGAAACCGTACACGAAGACTATGGTAAATTGTTTTCATTTTTTGACCGAATTGCAGTTCCGAGCGAGTTTTGCAAAAAAGTGTTCTCGAGACAATTTCCACATACCAAATTTTATGTCGTTAGAGCACATATACCCACCGAAGACAAATACACCTTTTATCACATTGGAAACGTCGCTGACCAACGAAAGAATTTTAGAGATATCCTCGAAGCGTTCGTGCGCCTCAATAAGCCCGACACAAAGCTTATAGTGAAAGCCACGTGTAATCAACCCATCAAAATTAACTTGCCAAATGTAGAAGTCATAAATGATCTGATATCCGATGAAGACCTGGATAAAATACATAGATTATCAGATTGTTACGTGAGCTTTTCTAGTTCAGAAGGCGTTGGTATGGGTGCTGTTGAGGCCGCCATCCGAGATAAACCTGTCATTATTACAAATTATGGAGGTGCACCCGAATATGTAAAAACACCGTATACGATTGATTGTGAACTTCAAGAGTTGCAGAATGATGACTTCTTGTTTAAGAAAGGTATGCAGTGGGGCAAACCAAACAAAGAACAACTCTTGGAATTCATGAATGATGCGTATGAAAAACGACTGAGATACATGGATCACTCACACACGAAATGGATGGTTGGAAAAGAACACGTATCACAACAATTCATCGATGATGTAATTGGTAATGAAAACGATGAGCCCGGTGAGAATAGCACCTGAAGCAATGGCACCCTTTTGAGCGATAAGCATGGAGACGATATCATCAATGAAACCAATGTTTGTGGGTTTCTTTACATTTTCGGGGACAATTTTTGCGATAGCTACATAGAGGGCCATGGCGATTATAACTGGTCTTAATGTTTCTTGGTCTAACATTTACAATACACTAATATTTTGATTTTGGCTGATGTTTCTTACAGAATCCACCACACGTAGCTCTAAATCCACACGACTTGCCAGCCAATGTCACTGCCTGACAAGTGTGCACCACACGCCTTTTTTCTACTATCTGCTCTGGAGCTTTATCTAAAAAGTGAATGACCTTACCATCCCTTTCTTTTCGAAGTTGTGTGTATTTTTGTTTCATCTTCCACGTTGCATGTGCGAGTTTCTTGCATCTATCGGTGGGTGATTCCACTCGGTACATACGCATGGCGTCGGCGAGGCACTGTTCGTAGGACATCTTTAGAATGTTGTAATTACAAGGGTAAGAATAGGTGACTTAGGATATAGAACTGCACAATTTTTCAGAAACAAATGAAATTACTGGAACAGATACTGCATTACCAGGTAATAACTCTATGAAACGCTTTTTAATTCTGATTACACCATAGATGTATCTCTTATTATGTGAAACCACATTGGAAATGAATGCCTAACACCACTACGTATTTCAGTTATACCATGCACGTAATCTATATTAGATGGGAATAAAACGAGTTTTCCCTTTTCTGGTTCAATACTCACAAGTAATTCCGGAAAAAATATTTTACCACCCTCAAAATCATCATTAAGATACAATATAGCAGTATAGTCTCTAATTTCGGTACCTGGGTGAAAGTGAAGATTTCCGGTAAAAAGATTCACTGTATCACAATGTGGTGGCATACGTTGTCCGGGATACCACGAGACTACGTCAGTATAAGTCATCCCAACTTTATGACCAAATGTTTCGAATGCTTTATTTTTAATTCTATCTATAATATCCGTTAATACATCACGTGATGGAAATGATTCTACATATCTACTTCTACCCGCATAAAATGGAAATACTTTATCAGCTGGTATAGTTGGTGTAGATGGTATCTCACCGACAATTTTGTCACACGTGGTATCATGAACAAACTTGGGTATTTCGTATATATCCATTATATAATTAGTTATATAAATTTATATTGTCATTTGCACACGGGTGTGTAATCAAAGACACCGTTTTCTTACATGTCAATTACAATCAAAATATTTATACCATTTCTAATGATTTTTAAGGCTGATATACAACTCGGTGTTGTCGCGCAGACACATTGTGATCTCGCAACCTAATTTGAACAAGCGTTTGGAAAATTCTTTGCCGTCTAGCGCTTTCAAAACGTCGTCCATTACCTCATTTGCGCTTGAATTACGAATATGGAGTGTTATACGTTCTCCATCTGAGTACTTGTAACTAGATCGACACATCCACCCAACGAAATTAGTGTACCTCTTGAACGAGCTTTTTCTACCTGGCTGATCGGTGATCGATGAGAAACATTTCAATAAGTCTTCAGTTTCAATGCCCATATATATCAACTGTCGCAAACGCTGGAAACTTGGTGACGTCACTTCCGTCATAACGGTTCCATAGTTACAGAGCATCTTGAAGTGCTTGATCTTCGCACCAGTATAGTCAAATGCTCGGAGGGTCTTGGCGTCGACAGACGCGGAAGCTTGCATTATCTTAATCGAACGTTTATTAAATAATTAAAAGTGAAATTCGACTTAGGTACTAACCTCAAGTCAAAAAACAAAGACCCCTACCTTTGTTTTTAAAAAACAGCTTAAGTGGAAGCCTCGTTTATTAAAAATCAAGTAAAAAATGAGTGAAAGCATTCAAAAGCTTACCCACGTCGAGCACATCTTGAAGAGACCAGACTCATATGTTGGCCCTGTGTCTCGTGTTGGTGAACAGTATTGGGTCAAGGAAGGTGATGGTTTCGAAAAGAAAACCGTCATCTATGCACCCGCGCTTCTTAAGATTTTTGACGAAATTCTTGTCAATGCCATCGATCGTAATTCACTCTATCCAAAACAGGTAACGTCCATCTCCGTCAACATCGACCGAGAAAAGGGTGAAATCAGTGTTGAGAACAATGGACCTCTCGGAGGCATCGCGGTCAAGGAACATGAAAAAGAGAAGATTTGGAATCCGGAACTCACGTTTGGGCATCTTCTCACGAGTACCAACTACGATGATTCGCAACAGCGTGTCGTCGGTGGTAGAAATGGATACGGCGCAAAACTCACGAACGTGTACTCGAGTAAATTCTCCATCAAAATCAAGGATTCCGAAAACAAGACGACGTACACACAAGAGTGGACAGATAACATGAAGACGTGTGGAAAGCCGAAGATGCGTAGCTACTCCGGAACGACATCAAGTGTATGCGTCACGTTTACGCCAGACTGGTCAAGATTCGGTATGAAATCAATGGATGAACACATCTTCAAGATTTTCGAGAAGCGTGTCTACGACGCGAACATCTGTACCACACCGGGATGTAAAGTCAAGTTCCAAGGAGAAGCTCTTCTAAAAACTGCATTCAATGAATATGCTAAAATGCACACAAAAACAGACGAAGTTTGTACATTCAGTTCAGATAGGTGGTCTGTGTGTGTCGCGCCATCCGAAGATGGATTCGAACAAGTGTCGTTCGTAAATGGTATTTGTACGACCAAAGGTGGGAGTCATGTAGACCACGTGGCGGGTATTCTCGCGTCGAACATCATCGACGAGATGGCAAAGAAAATCAAACTCAAACCGCAACAAGTGAAGAATGCATTCATGGTTTTCGTGAAGGCAACACTCGTGAACCCAACGTTCAGTAGTCAGGTCAAGTCTGAGTGTACTCTCAAACCACAGGAATTTGGGAGCAAATTTGAGCCAACGAAAAAGCTCATCAAAGATATTCTCAAAACGAATGTACAATCCGAACTCATGGCACTGTCCAAGTTCAAAGAAATGAAAGAGCTTCAAAAAACGGATGGTGCGAGAAAGTCTAAAATCACCGGCATACCAAAGTTAGATGATGCAAATAAGGCGGGTACCGCACAATCTGGAAAGTGTACGCTCATCATCACAGAGGGTGATTCAGCGAAATCACTCGCAGTCGCTGGACTCTCTGTAGTTGGACGTGATTATTACGGGGTATTTCCACTTCGCGGTAAGTGCAAAAATGTGAGAGATGCATCTGTCAAACAACTCACGGAGAACAAGGAGTTCAGTGACCTCAAGAAGATTTTAGGTCTTCAACAAGGTAAGGTGTATACGTCGCTCAATGAACTCCGATACGGTCGTCTCATGATCATGACGGATGCCGATACTGATGGAAGTCACATCAAGGGTCTTGTACTCAACATGATTCATTACTTTTGGCCGAGTTTACTTGACCTAAATTTCGTGGTGAGCATGGTGACACCTATCATCAAAGCCACCAAGGGTTCTCAAACCATGTCTTTCTACACGGATTCCATGTTTAGAACGTGGTATGGAAATGGGAGACCCGGTTGGAAGATTAAGTACTACAAGGGTCTCGGTACTTCCACGTCTGCCGAGGCTCGAGAGTATTTCAAGAACATCGAACAGCTCACGGTTAAATTTGATACAGACGAAAAAACAGATGATTCTGTAGTACTCGCGTTCGATAAAACAAGGGCTGATTCTCGTAAGACGTGGCTCTTAGAAAGCACCGAAAAAGAGAGTTCGGAACTTGAAATCCCATACGGAAATGTCGAACGAATTAACATCACAGAATTCATTCACAAAGATCTAGTAAATTTCAGTCTCGCAGATTTGAAGCGTTCTATTGCACACGTGTCTGACGGTCTCAAGCCCTCTCAAAGAAAGGTCATGTATTCATGCTTCAAAAAGAATTTGACGAATGAAATGAAAGTCGCACAATTGGCGGCATACGTCGCAGAAACATCGGCATATCACCATGGAGAAGTGTCTCTTGCGGATACGATCGTAAAATTAGCACATAATTTTACTGGTTCGAACAACATCAACCTTCTCGAGCCGTGTGGTCAATTCGGTACGAGACTCATGGGTGGTAAAGATGCGAGCCAAACGAGGTACATCTTTACGAAGCTCACAAAACATGCAAGAAAACTCTTTGATGCTAGAGATGACGCGGTACTCAAGTATCTCGATGATGACGGCAGACCCATCGAACCAGAATATTACGTGCCAGTGTTACCTACAGTTCTCATCAATGGTACTGAGGGTATTGGAACGGGATTCAGTTGTTATGTACCACCGTTCAACCCAAAAGACATTTGCGAAAACATAGAACGAGCTATTTACGGCGAAACACTCAAAGAAATGAAACCGTGGTTTGACAAGTTCAAGGGTCGTGTGTTTAAAAACGAAGAAGGGTTATGGATCACAGAGGGTGTGTGGACATGCAATAGCGCTGGAACTAACCTCAAAATTACCGAGCTTCCACCGGGTCGCTGGACACAGGATTACAAAGAATATCTGGATGGTCTCGTGGAAAAGAAGATTATTTCTGGATTCGTAAACAACAGCACGACAGAAGACGTGAATTTCACTATCACGGGATACACCGGGAAAAACCTTGTGAAGGATTTTAAGCTTCAAAAATCATTTCATGTGAGCAACATGCACCTATTCCACCCGACCAAGGGTATCAAGAAATATGAAAGCCCAGAGGACATTTTAACGGATTTTGTGGACATTAGAATTGATGTATACAAGAAACGAAAAGCGCATCTTCTTCATGTTCTTACAGAAAAGGTGAAAAAACTAGAAAACGTGTCTCGTTTCGTAAACGCCGTCATCAACGAGCGCATCATCGTATTTAAGAGAAAGAAAAATGAACTCGAAGATGAGATTTCTAAATCATACGATGCGGTCGATGGCTCGTATGATTATTTGCTCAACATTAAGACCTACCAGTACACGAAAGAAGCTGTACAGTCGCTGAACGAGGAGACCGATACCATCAAGAAAGAGTTGGAAAAATTGGCGGCCACGAGTCACATCTCCATGTGGAAAATGGATTTAAAAATATATAAGCAATAAGTAGTATGTGTGATAGATCCGGTCCAGATACCGGAGCCGCACTTTGTCTGTCAGCCCTCGGGCAACAGGACACATATCTTTTAGGCGAAAATTCACCCTTTAAGTATGAATCTAAACGACATTCAAATTTTAGAAAGTTTCATAGAAGTTTTAATGTTAACAAACCTTCGAGTGCATCAGATGGATGGCCTTTCGGTCAAACCATAAAAGTTACATTTAGACCACAAGATATGGGAGATCTTCTCTCGAATATGTATATTAAAATAAACTTACCAGGTCTTTCGGGTACACAGTATAATTACGCGGATAGAGTTGGGAGACATCTATTTAAATCTATCACCATGCGCGTTGATGAAAATATAGTTGAAATATACAAAGATGATATTGGATTCATATATGATGAAATGTACCTCGATCAATCGGAAAGCGCGAGTAGAATATATACAGATGGACGTTTTGTTTACAGAGAATCTGTGCTAGACCAAGGACTCAATTTTTTCAGAGGTCTCGATACAACCGTATATGTACCTATTCCATTTTTCTTCTCAAGAGCCTATGAATCGTCTGATTATGAAACAAATATACACAATAGACCATACTTTCCTTTGTGTGCGATTAACAAACAAAAGCTTGAGTTTGAAATTGAATTTAGACCTCAGACATTTTTTACAGATGACCCGGTTGATTTGACAGTAAAAGAGTTTGATATCGTGACAGAAGAAATTACACTCACACCCGAAGAACGACTCTTTTACACATCTAGAAAATACGAAATGATAACCGATGTGTTCAAGACTCACCCCAAGTTTGACATAGAACCCGGAGAACATAAAGTAAAATTTGAACTCACACCCGAAAATCGCGTAAAGACACTTCACTTTTTCTTTAGAAACAAATTGTTTGAGAACGATAGTGTCGCGAGTAACGCAAACGCCACGGATCAAATATACGATTATTATCACAATCGGTTCAATCTTGGACCAAAACCATCATACAAACGTGCAATTGATTCATTGTCCGATGACGTAGCGGTCGCAGCGAAGCTATTCATAGATGGTCAAGAACTTCCATTCATAAATTATGTAGATTCACACTATTATAGGTATCTCACCGTTTTGAACCATAAGTTTCATTCAACACCGAGAAATATATACACCTATACGTTTTCTATGAATCCAAGAAATGTTGACCCATCCGGAAGTCTAGACTTCACAAACATAAAGAACAACCGAACTACAATAGACTTTCAAATGAATCCTTATTTCGGGACGAATGAGTCATACACATGTCATATATACTACACAGCGTATAAGACGCTTACATTTGAAAACGGCTACCTTGAATCTCGAAGTGAGCCCATATCGTATTCTCCAAGTTTAGGAGAACAAGGTATGAGTGAAAATTCACGTATTATATACGAAGAATCACTTGCCGAATAATTTATCTTTATTTTCTTTTATGTAATTAATGATCCCATTTTTAATACACCATTTGATGAAATTGAGTTGCGCGAGCGTCGTATTGATTTCATCAGTTGTACCGGGGACTTTATATGAGATTTTGTCCGACCGACAAAAGGGGTCAAATAATTTCTTGCTATATCCATCAAGAGTAGATTTATAAGCACAATGCACGCTGAAAATCTTACCTTCGTTTGTCTTGTACATCAAATTAGTTTTCTTAGAATAGTTCGTGATGAACCATTCCAGATTTCGGAGAGAAATACCACCAGTTTTAGACAAAATTTGTACGAGCGTTTGCCCGTTTTCTGGTGTACAATAAAATGAATCGATTGAATTTAGTAGGATATCTGATTTCCTCATATTACATCATAAGCTTCAAATCTCTAAA